AAGCCTTAAACTTATAGTCTCCTGCTGGATAACGATCAGGGGAAAACTGAATATAACGGAAGGCAGACTTTTCAATTAAGGGAATTAAAAAGTTTTCTTGGAAGTTCATAATGGTACGCTTCTGTCGCTTAATTGAAGCGGCCTGTATCATAGACATTCCAGAGGCAGTAGAGTTCCTGGGGTTTGAGAAGTTACTGTTGGCACTGTCCATTGCCCCAGTGCCCATTTGAACCATCCGCTCCAACTCACCGGCCTCAGTAAAGGTTGTATTGGATACGGCACCAAAGTTTAAGGGGAACAAGGTTGACCGGGGATCACCGTTTGTAAGAATTGTCTTACCGGCTTTAACCTCGAACTTGACACCCCTAGGGAGACGAGTAGCGTCCACACCAAGCATCGGGTGTGTCGTAAGGGCAAGAGCGTCAATCCTAGCACGTAGCTCTGCGTCAAGAGCTTTCTGAGGATTATAACCTTTCTCTGCCACCCCTCGCCCCCAAAACTTATTGGGAACACGATCAAGTTGAAAAGCCACAAAAGGACGATCTTGCATTAAGTATGGATTTTCTGCGGCCTTAAGTACAATATGGTCATTAGCAATAACGACAACTGATTCTACTAGTTCATCATCTTCGTAGTCAAACTCTTCTTCCATTGAACTACTACGGTCATTTAAGTATTTTTTAGGAACCTGTCCCCAGTACTCTACAATTTTGACTTTATCTTCGCTACCCAAGTCGTTACTGTATTCTTCGTCGTAGCCCAAGTCCATTTTATCATAGTCACCAAGCGGTTTATCTTCGTAAACACCTTCCTTCATTCCTTCCATAATTTCCCATTTGGGCTTAATAACTACCTGAGCAACGCCCAGAGCTTCATCAATTGAAGTAACACAGGGATCAATTACAAACTCTTTTGGAGTTAGTGAGTCTACTTTAACTGACGTAATAACTTTTTCTTGAACTGCTACATCTGTCGTAAGAGTTCCGGGAATACCTGTTTCGACTGGAACCTTTTCAATTTCGTCCATTACATTTATTTTTGCAATGCCCGTACCATAAATAGCAGCGTTAAGCAAAGACTCAACAATTGAATCTTTTACTTTACATCGCATCATATCTTCTTGAAGTATGGTTCGCATAACGGCAATGTCTGTAGGATTTTGATCCATTACGTCATCACGTATGTCAAACCACATATCTCTACCAAAGATGGCTTCTTCAAGCTCTGCTACGGTAGATTCAATAGCCTGTTGTGTTGCGGGAGAAATTAGTTTGGAGTTTTCTGACTCTCTTGTTTTATCTTCGTAAGACCAAATACCTCGCCAGATGCGATAGTACTCGTCCCATTTTTCCATGTAATTAGTATTACGGTGGTCTTCCCACTCTTCGACCTTGTTCATCACCCATGACGCTAAGGATGCCTGAGGGTCTTTGTATACTAAGCTATCCATAAATTAATACCCCGATACCGTATCTAGTGGTTCCCACTCGTCTATTTCTATTGAACTTGCATAGTCAGCTACAGAAACTTGGTCTATGTATGCTAAAGAGTCTAGTAAGTCATCGTGGGATAGTGGACTTGGAAAGTCTAGCATTTGAGAAATAAACTCATGGTTCCAGTTTGCCTTACGAAATTTAATTTTACCGTGTTCCATTCGACCCTGTAAGGCCCAGACTATTCTGTCTTGTTTTCTTTTGCCGCCGTGGGTAACGTCCGTTATGTTTATCCACCTTCCCCTTACTCTCATTTCATCTTCGATGTAGGGCATAATGGCATTCTTTAGCGCACCCGATTCAATTCCTACTGTAGTGGCATTGACATCCTCAGAAACATCAATAATCTTTTCGGCAGTCTCTTTAATGTTCCAACGTCCGTGATGTATGTCTTTAACTAACCACTCGTCCCCTACAATCTTAACTACAGATATTGCTGTTTCGTCAAGCTTAGAAGATTTTAGTCCCCTGCCTTTATCCGCTTTTTCAAAGCCAGCCGGGTCCACCGATACCACATAATGACCCACCTTAGAGGAAGTTTCCTCATCAAACTCTTCATCTTCTTCATACTTGACCCACTCTTCTTGAAACACTCCTCCAGAAAAACTTTCAAATGTTGCTTCAAACTCTTGTCTAAAAGCTTGTGTAGACATGGATTTTTGTGCGGCGTCAATTTCGGCTGGGTCCAAAAAAGGATTATCTGTTGAAACAAACTGATAAGACTCCCAGTCCTCTTCGTTTTCCGGTAGCTGTGCCTCCAGCCATAATTTATGAAAGTGGTTTTTTCCTGCTGGTGTTCCTATAAATAAAGCACCACCCTTAACGTCTGCTAGTGTGGGCCTTAGGATCATCTCCCATACTTCTGGTTTCATAGAGGCATACTCGTCCATAACGACATATGCAAGCCCCACGCCCCTTAGAGTATCTGGTCTATCTGATCCCTTTAGATATATTTTTCTATCGTTGACCAGAGTAATCGTTGCGGTATTTTCATGTGTGCTTTTGATTACACTTTGGCCTACGTCCTTAAGGATAGACCAAAGAATATCTTTAGCTTGTTGAAACGTAGGTGCTACATAAAATACGTCCTTGTCTGGACTTTGTAGTGCCTTAATAATTAATACCCACGCTGCTAAGTAACTTTTACCAAACCGTCTACCGCAACTGGCTACTTTAAATCTTTTGTCGGACTTAAAGATTTGCATTTGAGCATCGTGAAGAGTAACCTTTAAGTCAGTCATTCTTGTTTACTTCTTGAAACTCTGCTTCAAATACTTCCTGTTCCTTGGCTTCTCTTGCCTCTACTGCCTTGACACCTTCAATAATAATATTAACGCCAAGGTCCTGATGTTCGTGTGTTATCTCTACTGCTTTGGAGGTAGGGATAATTCTATCCATGCACATCTTAAGACAGTGCCTATCTCCCTCTAGTGCTAGTTCTATAACCTTGTTTACAATCTCCGGTCCCTTAGTAGACATAAGTTCTCTGGAGAGTTTAGTGTATTTGTTAAGTGATCCCTTTGGTCTCCCCGCTGGATTTAACGCTGGCATTCCCTTGTGAAAGTTTGGGTTGCCTCTCTTCTTTTTTACAGAGGGCTGTTGCTCTTCTTCTGTTTCTGACATTCTTTGCTCCTGACTTTTTCCTACTGCGTAGGGAGGCAGTTACCACTTTTTACAACTCCAGTATCTTGCTGATAATTTATCTGGAGGAGACGTATCGCATTTGTGTCTGGCTCGAAAGCTTTTTCGTCTCTTGGGTTGATCCTTTTTGATTGACATGTTGGGATCACCAAATCTAATTAACTTTGTCTTGTCGCCTTTTTTAGCAAGAACAGCAAACTTTTTAGACTTGCCTGGAGTACGCTTAGGTTTGTTATAGCCAGAAAACTTCTCACCCCTATAGGTTATCATTTTTTCTTACGAGGTTTCTTTTTCTTCTTTTTATCCTCTTCCTTTTTCTTTTTCTTAGGTTTCATACTTCCATAACCATAACCAGGCATAAGACAACTCCTCGACTATTTTGAAAAGACCAAACCATAACTGGTTTGCATACTTAAGTGTTCTTAAGATGTGAAGGCAAGTAATTTGTTTAAATTCATAAAGGTTAACTACTTAAAGTTTTAACTTGGATGTACTTAAGTATCAACCTCTTTATAGCTTTATTATACCATATTTATACCTTAAAGTCAATAGCTTCTTAAGACTTCTTAGGAAGTACCCCGCCTGTCCCAAGAAGTCAAGCATTAATTTTACTATGGTTTAGTTATTTATGTAATTCTTAGGTGGTCCTAAGGGGTCCAAATTCCCTCTGATGTGCTAGTGAGGGACAAACGAAGAGAGACGTGGCCCTAGGGGTCCCCCCCGGGGTCTTCTCAGGACTACAAAAGACCCCATTAGGCGTGTGGATTTCCTGAGACTACCTGAGAATGCAAGAGAAAAGAATGCCTGAGTATGGTATTTCATGGGACATCCCAGGAATTCAATTGGCCCACTTATTGCATTATCACAATCCATGCCAGGTATACTAGTGTGATACTTATGCAACACTTATGGCCTCAAATGAAAAATATGGGATGATCCCATAAATATTTATTGACGATATATGAGCATTCCTATCTAATAGCACCATCATCAATTAGTCAAAAGGATATGACAAATGACACACAACGTAGAAACCATTAATATAGCTCTCAGGGAAATTGCGGTATCTGAGGAAAAATTTGCAGAAAGTTTAGTGATGGTGCACTTGCTTCCTATGTGGGAGGTATTGCATGAAGAGACAGGGGGAGCATGGCCAGAACGGTCACTAACCACAAAGATGATCGACAACAGTCCACGTTTACAAGATTTATTCGTTTTACTAACACAGCAACAACGGTCTGAATTCATCTACGAATGTAAGTTTGTCCAGGCCAATTAT